AACCACTACCAACAGACGCAGGTGGCGAACTTAGAGGCACAGGCGTAAGTGGAGCAGGTATTGATGCAGATATGGCAGGCATGGAAGCAGAAGTACCGGGTGATGAAGCACCAATTGATGGAGGTGCCGCAGAAGCACCGGAAACAGCAACAGGCGGAGATGGAGTGTCTCAAGAAGGCGCAACTGACGTAACGGTATAAATAACAGTATGATACTAAGAGAAATATTTTACTTTGACAAAGAAACACTTGAGCCTGTAGAAGACAAACGTTATTCTGCTAAAGACGACCAGTCACCAGTAGACTTTGATTCAACACGTAAGACACGACTAACACTTCGCCAGATCAATCGCGCAAGACTAGCCGCAGACGTACATAAAGAAGAAAGTGCAAAAGATTTGCATTTTGTAAGACAGATGTATGGAATAGCGGCAAATGCAGAAGCCGGCGGAGTATGATTATTGAGCATAGCCTTTGTACTAGGTAACGGCCTAAGTCGTCAAAATATACCTTTAGAACCTTTAAGAAAATTTGGAACTATATATGCGTGTAATGCAGTATATAGAGAATTCAAACCTGACTATCTAATTGCTGTTGATACTAAAATGGTAAATGAAATAACTCAACATAGATATCATAAAGAAGCCCAAGTTTGGACAAACTATCAAAAAAACTATGAACGCTACACTGGGTTAAATTATTTTGAACCTAGCAAAGGTTGGAGCAGTGGTCCAACAGCATTAGACTTTGCAAGCGAGCATGGACACAAAACAATATACATATTAGGGTTTGATTATCAAGGTATTGGACCAGAACATAAACGTGTAAATAATTTGTTTTCAGGATCACCTAATTACAAAAGAGAACACGACACAGCAACATACTACGGCAACTGGTTACGTCAAACATGTACTGTATTTCAAAAAAATAAAGAAAAGAGATATATAAGAGTACTAGCAGATGGAATTGGATATATTCCAGAACCATTCCAGAATTACAGTAATATTAAGCATATTACCAAGGAAGATTTCACTAAATCTTTTAATTTTTCGCTTATCCAATAAAAATGCCTCATTTTGAGCCTATATCTACGTACTTTTCTCCGTATAATGTAAATACAATGACAGCCTTACCGTAGGGTAATATAATACATTTTTAACAGGAGACTTAAAATGGCAGATCTAAATAAATTCGAGGAAATGCTCGAAAAATTAGTCAACGAAGATCGTGCTGGAGCAGAAGAAATGTTCCACGAAATTGTAGTTGAAAAATCACGTGAAATTTACGAAAACTTACTAGAGAATGATCTAGAAGTAGATGAAGCATCAGACGAAGACCTAGACGAAGCAACGGACGACGAAGTTGATGAAGCATCAGACGAAGACCTAGACGAAGCAACGGACGACGAAGACGAAGACGACGATAGTGAAGAAACTAATGAAGGTTTTGATCTAGACGAATTCGAAGTAGAGCCAATGCCAGAAGCAGATCCAGCAGACGACATGATGGGCGACCTAGAAATGGGCGGCGATGATGACGACATGGATGACGCACCAGAAGGTGACGAAGATCTAGAAGATCGTATGGTAGACTTGGAAAAAGAATTAGACGATTTGCGTCAACAGTTTAATGACGAAATGGGCGGCGACGACGAAGGTGACGACGAAGACGCAGGCGACATGGGTGACATGGCTGATGGCGACGATGACGATGCAGAAGAAGAAAGCATCGATCTTGGCATAGAAGAAGCAACTGATGAAGAAGTTGAAGAAGCATCCGATAAGGAAGTTGACGAAGCAGAAAAATCAGAATCTGAAACAATGCGTGAGTATGTTGAAAAAGTAACAGCGTCAATGGGTGACAACGGTGCAAACACCAAATCACCACATGCTAGTGCAAACAACATGGGCGGAACAGCAAGTAACTTAGTTGCAGGCGGCGAAGCAGACTCAAAAGGTACAACAGGTGGCTTAGCGGCAAACTCAAGTAAAGAAGATAACATGGGTAACATCAACGTACCGGGTGGTAAAGCATCCAAGAGCATGAAGAATATGCCAAAAGGCCACGGCGCTGAGAAAAAAGGCGCAGGCGAAAGCGGAGCAGATAGTAAATCAACTATCGGTTCTTAAGTTTAGGAGTATCAGATGAATCTACTAAGTGAGAACTTGACATTTGACCAAGCAAATATGGTCGTCGAATCTGCCGATAACTCAAAAGGAGGCAAAGACCTTTACTTAAAAGGTATTTGTATCCAAGGTGGAGTACGTAACGCAAATGAGCGTGTGTACCCTGTTAATGAGATAGGTAGGGCTGTCAAAACACTCAATGACCAAATTAGCACTGGCTATTCAGTTCTTGGCGAAGTTGATCATCCTGAAGGACTAAACATTAACCTTGACCGAGTATCACACATGATTACTAATATGTGGATGGAAGATGCAAACGGTTATGGCAAACTAAAGATTTTACCAACTCCTATGGGAAAACTAGTTGAAACAATGCTTGAAAGCGGAGTTAAACTAGGTGTTTCCAGTAGGGGCTCTGGTGAAGTTAACGAGTCCGGCGATGTATCGGGCTTCGAAATAATCACTGTGGACGTTGTGGCACAACCCAGCGCCCCCGGTGCGTATCCTACACCAATTTATGAACACTTAATGAATGCACGTGGGGGAATGAAGGCATACGAATTAGCACAGGCAACAAAACACGACGACAAGGCACAAAAGTATCTTAAGGAATCGCTAATTAACATAATTAGCAAACTCCAGTGAAACTAGGAGAAAAAGTATGATAGATGCACTGAAAACACTCTTTGAAAACGATGTAGTTAATGAAGAAGTCAGAGCACAAATTGAAGAGGCTTGGGAAGGCAAGATTCGCGAAAACAAACAGGCGGTAACGGCTGAATTGCGCGAAGAGTTTGCTCAAAAGTACGAACATGATAAAGCAACAATGGTGGAAGCCATTGATAAAATGCTTAGTGATCGTCTTGCTGAGGAAATTGCCGAGTTTGCAGATGATCGCAAACAACTAGCAGAAGCCAAAGCAAAGTATGCAGTTAAAACACGTGAAAACGGTGATTTAATGAAAGCCTTTGTTATGGAACAACTAGGTAAAGAAGTTTCTGAATTGCACGAAGACCAAAAGATTATGGCAAGTAATTTTGCTAAAATGGAGGAATTTGTTGTAGAGGCTCTATCTAAAGAAATTGCAGAGTTTTATGAGGATAAAAAAGACCTAGCCGAAACAAAAGTACGTCTAGTACGTGAGGCTAAAGTACACTTCAATAAAGTTAAAAACAAATTTATTGAAAAGAGTGCAAAATTAGTATCTGAAACAGTAAGTAAAGGCCTTAATAAGGAAATTACTGCACTTAAAGAAGATATTAATATTGCAAGAGAAAACGACTTCGGTCGTAAGTTGTTCGAATCATTCGCAAGCGAGTATGCTACAAGTTACTTAAATGAGAATAGCGAAACATCAAAACTTCTTAAAATTGTTGACGTTAAAAATCAACAAATTGTAGAAGCAAAGTTAGCGGCAAAGAAAGCAATCGCCATTGCAGATGCAAAAGCATCTGAAGTGAAAGTTATGACTGAATCGGCTAATAGAACAAAAGTAATTAACGATTTGATTGCGCCTTTGAGCAAAAGTCAAAAGGAAATTATGACAGACTTACTGGAATCTGTTCAGACACCAAAACTAGACAAGGCGTTTAACAAGTACCTATCAGCAGTTATTGATGGTAATGCTCCAGCAAAGCAAAAGGCAAAATTAACAGAAGGCACAGAAATCACAGGCAACAGAGAAACTAACGTTAGTAGTAAAGCAGACGAGAATGTCGTTGACATCAGACGTCTTGCTGGATTAAATTGATAGGAGATAATTATGTCAGAACTACTTGAAAGTCGCTGGCAGGAAACGAAAACTGCATTGCTAGAAGGTCTTGGCGGAAACAAAAAATCCGTTATGGGCGCAACACTGGAAAATACACGTAAGTATTTGTCAGAAACAGCAACAGCAGGAACAACTTCCGCCGGTAATGTCGCAACTCTTAACAGAGTTATTTTACCAGTAATTCGTCGTGTAATGCCAACGGTAATTGCAAACGAACTAGTTGGCGTACAGCCAATGACTGGTCCAGTGGGTCAAATCCACACTTTAAGAGTCCGTTATTCGGATACTTTTAACGCAGGTGCATCAGGTGCAACTGCAGGTGAAGAGGCACTTTCACCATTTAAGATTGCTGAGTCTTACTCAGGTAACACCAACGGTAAAGCAGATGCTACAGCCGCTAAAGAAGGTCAGCCTGGTAATAAACTAAGCATCCAGATCCTAAAACAAACAGTCGAAGCGAAAACTCGTAAGTTGAGTGCTCGTTGGACTTTTGAAGCGGCTCAGGACGCTCAGTCACAGCATGGTATCGATGTAGAAGCAGAAATTATGGCGGCATTAGCCCAAGAAATTACTGCAGAAATCGATCAGGAAGTATTGGCTTCATTGCGTACACTAAGTGGTACAGCAGTTGAAACATACGACCAATCAGCAGTAAGTGGTACAGCAACTTTTGTTGGTGACGAACACGCCGCATTGGCAGTTCAAATCAACAGAGCGGCTAACTTAATCGCTCAGCGTACAAGACGTGGCGCGGGTAACTATGCAGTGGTAAGTCCATTTGCATTAACAGTACTTCAATCAGCAACAACTTCAGCGTTCGCAAGAACAACTGAAGGTACGTTCGAAGCACCAACAAACACTAAGTTTGTAGGTACATTGAACAATGCTATGAAAGTATATGTTGATACATATGCAGGCGACGGCACAGCAGTACTAGTAGGTTACAAAGGTACATCTGAATCAGATGCTCCAGCGTTCTACTGCCCATACATCCCGTTAATGTCAAGTGGCGTTGTAATGGACCCAGATACATTTGAACCAGTAGTGTCATTTATGACACGTTACGGTTATGTTGAATTGTCTAACACAGCATCTTCACTTGGTAACGCAGGTGACTACTTAGCGAATGTAGCGATTACAAACGCAAGTGTAAACTTTAGTTAATAACTTAACTGATATTAAGAATAGGCGCTACGGCGCCTATTTTTTTATGACTAATTTTCCATTACTGTTTTAGATAGATAAATACTTGTGTCGATAATCGTGCCGTATATAACGGACTTATGCAGAATTGACCTACTGCGTATTACATAGAACGTAACTTAGGAGAAACAAATGGGCAGACCATTAAACAAAAGAAACTTCGGAACACCAACAGCAGGTGGATCTGAACTTAAAGTAAACTTTCATAACGGCACAGCAGTTAAAGAAGGTTATATCGTAAAGCAAAAAGCAACTAAAAAGTTTGTTGTAGAAGAAATTGGCACAGGCGGCGAATTTACTTGTACACTAGCAACTGGTAAATTACCAGCGGCACTAGTAGCAGGCGAAATGTCAATCATGGCATTGGGTAATGATGCAGAAACTTACAACGTAGCAAAAATTAGTGCTAAACGTGTAACACTTGCTAATCCAAGTGCAACTGGTAACAACGTATTAGGCGGATTATCACAAGCATGGCAAATGGGTGCCGCGGCTTCAGCAGGCGTAGTACGCATTGAAGAAGCAGGCGATGATAACACATTAATTGGTACTGATGACGACGACTTCACTGAAGACGCATAAGGACTAACATGGGTAGACCAGTAAATAAAAAGAACTTTGGAGCAACCGGCGTTGATGCTACACCAACAATACCAATTCGTTTTCATGATGGATCGAATTTAATTGAAGGTAAAGTATTAAGTCAACGTGGTAACGGTAAGTTCCTTTGTTCTAATGACGCTGGAAATATCACAAAAATCTGTCGTTTGGTGAATGAGATTTCACCGAACGCAGAGTTCGAAGCATCTTTAATTGGAATTGCCGCAGGAGGCAGTCCAAAAATTATAAGAAAAATACATAATAGAACCGCAACTGATTGGGACGGCAATCGTTATAAATGGGAATGTCAAGATGACTCAACTGAATCATTAATGATATTAACTGCGATCTAACAATGGAAACAAAGTAAATGGCAAGTGTAGTAAGTATACCAAATGATGACTATATTATTAAAGTAACTCCTGGCGGGACAATTACTTTAGACACAGGCCCTGTACAAGGTAACGTTGTTTTTACAGGTAACATAACTGTAGGCGGATCACAAACAGTAGTTAACTCAACTAACTTAGATGTACAAGATAATATTATTACAGTTAACTATGGTGAAGCAGGTTCAGGCATTACACTAGGCACAGCAGGATTACGGATTGACAGAGGAACAGCATCAGACGGTGCGTTTGTTTGGGACGAAAGTTTTTCATGGACTGACCCAGTAACTGACACATTAGTTACTGGCGGATTTGTTTTTAAAAATATTGCTAACACACTTATTGGTATTAGAACTGTTGCTGTTGATAGTAATGGTGGAGACTTATATCTTATTAATAGTGGAGCCGGAGTTATTAGTGTAACAGGAACTAATAATTATGAAGGTAATGTTACTGATGACGATCATATTCCAAATAAGAAATATGTAGATGATGAAATTGTTACAGCATTAACTAGTACGTTCCAAAGACGTATTGAAGAAGGTACAAATAGTAAATCATTTATTGAAGTTAGAGATCAAGAAATATCAGGCGTACAAAGTGTTATTAACCTAGAACTTGATGCAGTAAACATTGGTAAAATATTTTCCGACAGAGTTGAACTTCAAGATATTAGAATAACAGATAATATGATTGAAACAACAACGTCAGATCAAGACTTAGTTTTATCAGCACCAGGTACAGGCGGAATTACAGTGTTAGATAATATGACACTTACATCAACTCCTGCAATTGATGATTCACTAACAGATCCAGCAGGTCCAGCAGACGGTTTAAAAATGTATGTAAAAAATCCAGAAACAGGTGGTACAGGTTTGTTCTTCAAACACGCTAACTCCACTGCTGGGGAAATTATGAGTAGAAAAAATGCTCTCTTATTGAGCATGTTATTTTAAGGAAAGAGAAATATGGCCATAGCATCTACAGCAATAGCAAATACTGACACAGACCTGCTACTTGTCCCAGGCGGCAAATCTTATGCTGTTTTGACAATTATGGTTTGTAATACTGACACACCAAATCCAGTTCATCAAGAACATGGAATAACAAATTTTGATTTACATCTTGTAGCAAACGGAGATGCAAAGTCAGATACTAATAAAGTGATTAATTCTTTACAATTACCTGCAGGTGAAACATTTACATTTGACAGTGAAAAGATTGTTTTAGAAGCAGGCGATAAAATTGTAGCACTTGGTGAATCCCCTACAAACTTAGTTGCAACAGTAAGTTTCTTGGAAGTGTAATATGAGATTAATAAAAGCACAAAGTACTAATTTAAGAAGTATACAAGGTACTGGA